CGGGGCATGGCGGTCATGGGTTTTCTGGTCATCATGCGGCCATCCGCTTTCGAATATCGCGCTGATATTGCTTCTCACGCTCGATCAGGATGGCTTTGAAGCCCTCCTGGTGCGCGGCGGCGCCAGTCGTGCCGGTCCCAGCAAAGGGGTCGAGCACCGTGCCTTTCGGCGGTGTGACGAGCCGCACGAGGTAGCGCATGAGCTTCAGAGGCTTGACGGTCGGGTGTTTCGAGCCTGCGCGCTCTTTCTTGTTAGCCTTGGCGCAGTAGAAGAAGCGGGCGGCAGAGCCGGAGTCGCCGCGCGGTTGGTACTCAATGCCGCGGTTGCGCGGCCCGCTATAGACTCCGCTGTGGCATTCGCTTGGTTCGGTTCCCCTGACAATACTTTGCGCCCCCGGCGCATCTGGAAACCCCGCCAGCACTTCCTCGCTGCCGTCGTGGATAACGTTGGCGGGCCAGCGGCCTATCGGCGAGCTTCGGCCGCAGCCCATGGCAAAGTCCATGTCGCGGGAACGATTATGTGCGTGGCCTCGGTCGCCAGAGCAGTTGGCCGCATAAGTATTGTCGGACACCACAACTCGGCACCCATCCACATTGATCGCGCCAGTTCCCCAACGCAGCACGTTGGCGGCAACGGTGCTGCCTTCGCTCAACGGCTTGCGGGCGACTACGATGGGCTCGCATGCGGGCTTTAGCGCTGTGCCCCAGCCTTCCCATTGGCGAGCGGCGGGAGTGATGGCTGGGCCATCTTCGCAATGGACACCGACCCCAGCCCAATCATGATAGCCTTGTTTCCCACCTCTGTGATTTTGAATGTGGCCTCCCGCATAAACTTTCGGACCCAACTTTTCCCGCTCCACCCCCGCCGCCCGATCAATTCCCTTGCTCACGTCATGCGACTTCGGAAAGCCCGAGCCATACACCCACATGATCGTGTCGCGGACCTCAAAGCCCGCATCCTCGATCGCGCAGGCTAAGCGGTGAAAGGTGCGTGTGCCGCCGAGCGCGAGCAGATGCGCGCCGGGCTTGAGCACGCGCAGCGCCGCCTCCCAATATGCAACACCAGGAACACCATGATCCCAATGCTTGCCCATAAAGCTAAGGCCATACGGCGGATCGGTCACACACGAATCGACGCTGTTTGCCCGCAAGCTGCGGAGTACCTCCAGGCAATCGCCCGGAAGCAAACGAACCCCCCTCATATTTCCCCCTTGATTAGGCTACTGCCCCCGCTGCAGCGCGAAGCGCCGCCTGCACCTGCTCTTTGGTGCGCCCCTTGGTATTGTTCCAGTCGGCGATACTGAGCGAGTTGATGCGCAGGTGATCGGCGAGCCGCTTCGCAGCCGCTTCCCATTCAGCGCGGTGCATCACCTTCCGAATAGCGCCCATTGCGCAGACGCGGCCTTGACCGTCTTCAAAGCTGAATTGGCACCAGCCATGCTGATCGAGGTATTGCAGTGCTTTGTCGAAGCGCGTGTCAGCGTACATTAAGCCCAACCCTTGCCGTCCGGGACGCCCTGGTAGAGGCCGGGCACCGGATTCCCGACTGTCGGGGCGAGTGCGGCTGCGACGAGCGGATCGGGTCCGCCGTACTGCGCGCCCACCGGATAGACGTTGGTTTGCCTGTTGTAGGCGCCGCGCTGGTATGGATTGGAGAAGAAAGCGCGCTTGGTCGTCAGATAGTCGACGTCCCAGAACTTGCCCTTGGCCCAGCCGGGGTCTACTTCGGTCACCACCGCCAGGAATGGCGTTTGCTTGGTTGTGACCCTGGTCGGCGGTTTGTAGAGTGCCATGGGCCACCTCACGTTGACTTGCCCTACGACCCTTCCGAGAGCTCCGCGAAAGCGTCAAGTCGCTCGCCTTCCACAAGCTCTTGATAGCAGTCGAACGCTCTAAACACGCGGCGCATCGTTTCGGCGCGCACGAAGCCGTTCGCGGAGCGTTCCGCTTTTGCCTGCTCCATCCACCTTACCCAGCGGTCGAGCCGGCTTTGCAGCGGGCTTTTTCTTGATCGCGCGCGCTTCAAAGCGGTTCTCTCTCATCTGGCGCAGCCAGTCGATTTTGGTCATGGCTGTCCGCTCTCACAACGGCGATGGCGAGGCCGAGGCACAGCGTTAGGAAGGCGGCGAGTTTGATCAAAGCACTATTCGCAGAACCGGCCCATCCAAGCGGCGCGGCGGGCTAGAGCGGCGATTGAGCGTATAGCCGATGCGCCATTCGATCGGCCCCTTCTCGCCCGGCTTGAGATCGTGATTGTAGGGAATGCCTGCGAGGGACTTGTTGGAATCGAACGGACCGTGTTCGCGTTCCCAGGCGTCAATTTCCTCTTGGGTCACACACTCGTAACCGTCATTGCAGGGATAGCAGCGCTCGAAGTAGGGGCAATGCTCCTGGCTCACCGCACCACCACCATGCCGGAGCCGGGGAACACCGTAACAGGTTGATTCCCCCCGTTGATAACGTGAACGAAGGTGCCAACCTCACCCGGCTCAAGCACCACCTCGACGTGCTTTGGCTCCGCCGGTTTGGCAACGGCGGCAAGCGGCGCCACCGCGAGAAACGAAAACAGTTGCCGTCGCGCAATCATGGCAGGAGCCGCTCGATCAGGTCGGCCGCGTCTCGGCACAAGGCCGAGAGCTTCGGAGCCCAATTATTATTACCCATCCAGGCGGGAGGTTCATCGGAGATCTTGAGCGCAGCAACGTCGCGCAGCCTGCGCAGAATTTCCTGCGGGTCAAGCGTCTCCGCTGTCGTCGTCGTCGGAGTCGTCGACGCCTCCTGTTGGGTCATCTTCCGGTAGCCCCGCGACCGCCCTGGCTTCGATCTGCTCTGCGGCCGATGGCTCAATATCATAGATGCGCGAGCACACGTCAATCAGGTCGTCGTGCGGGGCAAATGGGTGCAGGACCGCCTCTTCCATGAACACGCGGGTAAGGTCATACGGTTGTTTGTTCTCGTCCCACCGTTTCAGGGGTTGGACGATCCTGTAACGGGCCTGGAGCTCGAACTCGCGCTGGGCCTTGGTGAGGCCGCGCACCGGGCGATAGACGATCTGGCCGGGCCGAAAGGGCGAAGACTTCTTGCCCTGGCGGTCTTCGTTTTTGGCGTCCTCGGCCGACCACACCATCCAATAGCATTGGCTGGCGAACTCGCCGATCGGCACGTTGAGGCCGTGCTGGGGCGGGTTGAGCTCCGGGTGATAGACGATGTTCGGGATCAGGAAGCGGCTCCCGCGCATGTCGGGCTCAAGCCTCTCGATGCGGTCGGGCTTGGAATGGCCGCCCTGCTTGGGCGTGTTGAGCTCCTTGATAGTGAACATGCCCTCGCGCGGCATGAGCATGTCGTTGATTACTTCGAGATCGACCTGCATGCCGTAGCGCTCGTAGCCGACATCGACGTACTGAACGCCGGGGTGACGCTCCCACTTGCTCTTGAACGCCATCATGAATTCGAAGCGTTCGGTCAGCTTCATACGATGGCAGACGCCGTCGAGGAGGTATTTCACTCCGCCGGGGTCGATGCCGATGACGGCGATCGCGGTGCGGTCCGAGCGCTCGCCGGTGCCTTTCGAGGGGTCCACCATGATGTAGACGTTGAGCACCCTGGGGATGATCTCATATGGCCGCAGCCAGTGCGGGGAGAATGAGGCCTCGTTGCCGTGGACCGGGTCCAGCAGCATTTGGGCATTCACGGTCTTCCTGCCTTGGTCGCGCTTGATCTTCTCCCAATGGGCGGCGCCGAGGAGGACAAGGTTGGAGACAGTGCGCCCCTTCTTGTCGATCCTGGTGGCATGAAGCGACCCGTCGAAGGTCGCCGGATAGATGCGCGGCTTGGCCGAGCCGCGCTCGATGATGACCCCATAAGTGTCCGCGAAATGGTAGCGTGTTCCCGCTATCCACTTACGGACACCGTGCCGTGTGCCGAGGTTGTCGGCCAATTCAAATCGCTGCGTTGTCTTCTTTAGCTGGAGCTCGGAGAGGTAATCCTGGGTCACCACGTCATCGTAGACGTGCAGGCCAAAGTGCCTACCGGTGGGCTGGCCGTCGATCAGCCCGTGGGCCTCGACGGTCGCTTCCTTCGGGCGCCCTTGACGCTTGACCGTAATG